AATTTACCACACAACTTTCATAATGCACAAGGCGTTTATGTATTTCTACCAATGCTAATGGAACTATATCTGCAGTAGCAAAAGATTGCACAGGATAATTCTTTATCTGTGTAAAGTTTGTTACAGTGCCATCTCTCTTACGCTGTGTGTTAGGGAATACAAACTCCCTGCCACTGGGCAGTTTAATGAAACCATAGCTAACTACTTGCCTTGCAAGTTGCTTATGCCATGCAGCTACTCCTTGATATTTCTCCATGAAGTGTCCGTAGTAAGCCGACTCTGCAGGTGTTCTTCCATATCCTGTGGCTCCGTATAAGGGTGCAAATGTATGAGTCTTAGCTGTTTGTCTAGACGTTGTTTGGCCTGCCTCCGTAATAACCTTTGCTGTGTACGAGTGAACATCAAATCCTTCTTTGACTTCTTTGATTGCTGTTTCATCTTGAGATAAGAAAGCTGCAACCCTGAATTCTAGTTGAGCAAAGTCAGCTTCCATAATCTTTCCACCTTCCCAACGTGAAACAAATACACGCTTCACAGGAAATGTATTCCCTCTTGGCATGTTCTGCATGTTTGGATTGGAACCACTGAATCTGCCTGTTGCAGTGATGTGCTGATTTAATCTCACATGCAACATGCCATCATCTTTTATGAAAGCTGCAATGCCATCTACGAAATTGCTGAGGTAACTGTCCAGGGCTGACAGTCTTCTGAGCTTACTTAAAAACTCGGATGCCTCATGCATTTGCTTTGATACCGCTACCCTTTCAAGTATTTCAAGGTTGTCTTTTGATGTACCGAAACCATTGGCTGATGCCCACTTTGAATTGGGGGCTGTGAACTTGAGTCCTGCGACATCTTTCGTCTGCTCATAGATAAAGCCTGAGCCATTACATGCATTGCATTTCGTAGCCCTCTTGAATGCTGAACCATCTTTTTTAACTTTATAGATAGATCCTACACCAGAGCATTCACTACACTGTATAGCTTTTGTTTTATACAAGGTAGCAAAGTTCTGTTTCACTGCCACTTTAAAATCTGCATCGGACATGTAAGGTGTGATAGCTGATACCCACCTAGACTTGTCCAATGGTTTCCTACTATAAACTACCCATGACAATTGCTCAGGGCTATTGAGATTGATAGGTGTATCACCCATAAGCTTATGCACCTGATCATTTAAATACTTCTCAATCTCAGACTTCTCGGTAATGAACTGGTGTCTTACTTGTTCCAGTGCTTCCATGTCTACCTTGAACCCTGCCTGATACATTCTAGCAAGCACTACAGTGACTTCGTTAGTGAGATCCATAGTACCCACTAGCCCTGCATACTCAGGCTGTTGTAGCTTGTTCTGGATGGATTTGTAGACCCATTCAGTAGCACCTAGGTCATGGCACAAGTATTCTGAGAGTGTTGCATGGGGGATATCTCGTACTGAGATACCACGTTTGAGATAATCTTTGATGACATCTTGTTTCTGAACAGGGGAATTGTGTCTCATTGCCACTGATCCCAAGTCAAGAGGGTTAGTTATACCACGCAGTAAGATGTATTCACCTAGCATCGTGTCGAATACTTTACCTGTGTATTTAAACCCACACTCCCAGAGCCACAATAGATCGTGAGATATGTTGTGTCCTACAAGCAGGGTAGTTTTATTGAGAGCTTCCTGTATATAATGTCGGTACTTATCTACATTTACCTGCACTTCCGAATGATCGAAGGTATAGACTTGTGGTTCTTGGTCAAGGTGCTTGACACCTACCATGACTAAAGTATTACCTTTCTCGAATGGATCTAAGTGTTTCTTTCCATCTCGTACAGTGACTGTGTTCTCAACGTCCAGTGTCGTAATCATCTTTATACAACTCCCTCACTAATCTGGATGATACCAGATAGTAGTTGTGTAACTTGGTGGTTGTGTGTTTTTCCTCTGTGTGCTTTTCTTCAAGCATGTCAGCAGCTGCATGTACACCTGCTTCAAATCCTTTTACAAATGCTCTCATCCTAGCGTTAGCAGCTTCCACACCTGCAGGTGTCATAGGTACTTGATAGGATTCGGATTCTCTCCATGCTTCATAGGCTCGTGATCTCACATGCCGTTCTTCTTTTTTCCTCTTGTGTGGGGTTTCCTGTACCCTATCCGTGTCTGTGCTGCCACAGTCCGGACACTCTAGTGACTCAGCACCAAGTGGCCAGATTGCAACCCACTCATTATGGCATTCCAGGCACCATGCTTCGCCGTTACACCACGGTCCAAGTTCTTCCGTCATGTGTTCTTCTCCTTTAACTTGGTTCTTTCAGTCGTAGCCCTGTTACGATATTTACCACTTGTTCTTCTCCTTTAGCTTGGCTTCAATGGCTCGGGCAAATCCCCATCGATCAAACCACTCTGAATTACTTGCATCAAACTTTTCGGACAGATAACCTAAATCTTGTATCTCCTGATCTGTCAGACTGACCCATTGCTTTGGTGGTTCGGTGTAGAGGGGCACTGTGTGGTGCAGGTCAGGACCTGTCCGCACTTTCATGTCAAAGTTTTGCAGGTCGAATGAATTGGCCCACGCCACCGGCTCATGTTCATCTTTTACGATTTCATCAACACGTTCTTGTGATGTGTCGTCGGCATCGACAAGTGCTTGGCGTAAAACGGCAATGGCTTCGACGTAGTAATTTTTATCGCCTGTTTCCATCAGCATCTCTGCGCTTGCATCCTCTAGCACTTCTATCGCTTCTTCAATGGCCTCTCTGCTCATGCTTCCCTCGCTTTCAGCATGGCATCGGCCATGCAGTAGCAAGCCTTCGACATAGTTGCAGCGGGTTCAGGGGATCGTTCCATAAAACGCCGTGCTTCACGATCATGTCCAGCGAGCAAGCCTTGCATTGCCTTAGCTGCAAAGTAATCACGCAAAGTCATTCCAGTTTCATTAGGCCACTGCGTCCTTGGAAACGCTGGTCCACCTGTATCTTTACTCATCATTTAACTCCAAAAGTTTCCTTGATGTCATCTCTAATTTCTTTCAGTGCATTGTAAGTCCACTCACATGCAAGCTCACCGGATCGACTGTTACCTACAGGGATACGATAGGTTTCAATCTTGTCTATACACTCCCTTACAATCAACTCGGCGAACTTTTCGTGAAATTGTTCGTGCCAACCGATGTGCCCATCCTCCCAAATCTTTCCAGGAGTCTTGCTTCTCACAGGTGGAGTATAAACTTCATTCACATACTCTCCAGCCTGTTCAGCAAGTTCTTTAATTCGTTCGTTCATGATTCAATAAAGTTATAGAAGTTAATAGTACTATCAACACTATTGGCCCACCGATCAAACTCATTTAGTGGACAGCTAATATCTACAAAGAAATCAGGGTATGCCCAGTAACGAAACCTATATAGACGATTACCTTTCTTAGCCATGGCACCTATCTTAAAGAAGTCACGGTCAACACTAAACCCACGCAGCTTTAACATGGTTTTGAATTGGCTAGGACTCATGCCCCATAGCCTATCACGATCAGGTTTTTTAGTGTGGTATTTAAATCTCATGATCTTTGACCCTTGTGTTCACTCTTCAACTCCTCTAGCTTCTCGTTGTAGTAATCACGATAAATACCTGCACATATAAATCCTACAAACACTGCAGTTAGGGCTATCATAAGTAGCTTTGCATCTATGTAGGCAAAGATACCAAACAATACAATAGGCACTAGATACCCTAGCAATACCTTGATTGCGTACCACCTTGCCTGATTTTCAATACTTTTATTCATGAGAAGTACACTCCAGTGGAATAATCAAACTCAGCATGGATAATTCGGTGTATACCATTGATCTTATTCTTTACAATATTCAAGTGTCTCTGTCCATCATCACCGTCTGTAGAGTCCTGCAATGGAGGATTACGTGCAATTAAAATCATTAGGTCACTCTCTCCTGCAAGTCCTGTTTTACTGCCTTCAATCATGGCTTGAGATAGAACGATCTTACCTTCAGCCTCAGCAGATAACTGTGTGCAATAAACTACAAGACAGCCATACATCTTCCCAATGTTTCTTGCATACACTGCATTGGCTTTAAGTACTGCAGGGTCTTGAGTAGATGCCCCATCTTCAGCGAACTTAGATCCAATGTCAAGCACTACAATGTCAGGCTTGTGTGTCTTGATTACTGACTCTGCCCATCTCATAGTCTTACCTGTAGCATCTACAAATTTTATATTATCTTTTATAGGATCATAAAGCCTGTGTGCCTGTGCCTTGTCAGCAGCTATCTGTGTCATGGTCATACCTGTAGCTGCTGTCATGTATCTGCTAGCCACTCGCTCTGGTTTCTCCTCATTACACAGAATCAAGATACGTGCTCCCTGTGATGCCCACCCATGAGGTGAAGCACATAAGGTACTGTGAAAGCTTGACTTACCTACATTAGATCTAGCACCTATTACAAATAGCATACCGTTGTCTAAACCCTGCACTGAATTAAACAGTGAAGGTATGTTGAATCTCCACTTGGTATTGCTAGCTGCCTTGTCAAGTAGGTTATCAATACTATTGTCTACATAATTAACTCGTATCTGTGGGGTGAAATCATCCTGATAGTTGTCAAGGATATGCCTCAGTGGTTCCATGGTGCTCTGTTCACCATTCACATACTGGAACCCTAGGTTAGCTACCTCCTCACCTACTAGCTGCCTGAACAGGTTACTGATTATTTTCTGTGCTACATCTGCACCCATGACAGAACTTCCATGTATCTTTTTAAACTCAAGATGCATGGCATGTTTCTGTGCCGTTGTAAGTGTGGGATTCTCGGTGAAGTACAAAGCCTCTAGTTCCTCTGGGGTTATGTCCCGTTGGTACTCTTCCATGGCTTTGTCAATGAGTTGTTTTATCTTGCGTAGATCCTTGCTAAAGATCTTATCTGGGCACTTAGCTCCCCTAGTATCGTCATAGAAAGACTTATCAAGGAGACTCTTCAGTAAGGCATGTTCCATTTAATTTCTCAATCAATGAGCGGACACGTTGCATGTCCTGGGGTTGGCGATATTTCAAGTCATCATACAGCTTCAATGCATATGCGTCAATGCCATGTGACTTGAGTTCTCTGGTGTATGCAACAGTCTTAGCCATTGCATCTGGGTCAAGTGCCACTAAGACACGTGAGTAACCTTGTAGTTGCTCGATGTGTTCCCTAAGTAGTGCTGTCCCCATGATAGCGAATCCTGTGCACTGTAAATCCAAGGCTTGTGTGGCTGAAATGC